ACGCCCCATGAAAAACGGCTTTCCTTGTAGCGCATACCCTTCACCATCAACGCCAGCATTGACAAGTGGGATGGGCATGATTTCTACGTCGTAATTACCAGCGGTCGCAACATTGTCTCGACTCAACTTAATGGAATCGATTACCTTGCCGGATTTGTTAGCCACGTTCCAAGTTTGGTGAGCAACCTGTTGCCAAGTAATGTGATCGCCGCGCCAACCAGAACCAATAGCAACACCGACTTCCGCGTAATAGGTAGCCGATTGCGGTTCCTGATTACCAGAAACACGCGGATTGATATAATTCAACACCGCAAAAGCATGGTGAACAATTACCGGGTAATCAAGCGAAATAATGCGTTGGTCACAACAAGGGCCAACATACGGGTCGGCACCAGCATACGGCAACGTGTATCCAACTTCAGCAGAAGCTACATTCTTTTGTGTGGGGTTCTGCCACATAGGCACAGCAATCACTTCATAACAAGCGTCGTCGCCAATCGTTTCAACAACCGGAGCCGCGCTATCTTGCGTGTACCCGCCTTCCAGTTTGTCACGCAAGTATTCATCAATCGTCAACGCGTTAGTTTGAACACCAACCGCATTGTCGGAGGTAATCAAACCATTAGCCAACGGCGAGTTGATAACGACCGAACTACTGTTTTTGCTACCCGTGTTATTGGTCGGCATGTTTTGCACATCCGACGAAACTTCAGCAACCGTTCGAGCAACAATGTCCGACGAAATTCCAAGACCAATTGTCAACGAAGGAAACGTCAACCATTGGTAAGTTTGCGAAGCAATCGAGCTTTGAACCAACACCAAATACGATTTGTACGGGTTTAGCTCTTTGGCAATGTCCGTAATCAAAAACGGATTTTGACGGTAGAACGGGTCGATTAGAACAGATGACGGAATGGTAAAAGAAACGATTTCACGTTCTGGAATATAACCACCGCCATGCACCACCATCGTCTTTTCGTAGATGCCCACGCGCAACGACATATCTTTGGCGGCAACGTAATTAAGGTCACCAACAGTTGGTTGCGGCACAGCGGAATAATGAGCGGTAATACCAGCAGGCTCTGCGCGTTGGTCAAACGATACCGACAACTGGTCAAGTCGCAAACTAGGCGTATCTGGGTTGGATACACCGTTAAAACTAAAATAACGCTGCCAAGGTGTAAGCGTAAACGGGATGCCGATACCAGAATCGGAACCGGAAACATTGTTTGTTGAAGGCAAAAACACTTGCCAATCCGCATTTGGCACGTTCAGCATAATCCAAAACCGACCACGCTGTTGTTCGTAGTTTTCCTTGGTGGACGCATGATCGTTTAGAAAATCACGAACGCTATCAAACACGTCGTAAACGTAATCCTTGGCCAGCTTGATGCCACGCGCCAGATTCAACCGCGTAAGCTTTGCCATTACAGCACTTCCTCAAGCCAAGTCAGCTTTAGCGTCGTGTAAAAAGTTGTCCACGGAATACTGGTCCAATACGTCGTCGTGTTGTCCACACCAACCTTGGGAATAACCAAAGACATACGAACACGAGCATCGCGAGTCAACGGAATATTGAGGTTATCCCCGCGAACAGCAATGCCGTATGGAGGATACGCATCGCCGTTGTAATACAAGCTGTTTTTTGCCCAAGCGGGAAGCATATCGGAACCAACCCGAGAAAAATCAGGATCGGCAAAAAAATGCGAATCAGCCTTGAAACGCCATTGCTTGTAATCGCTCTCGGTCATTAGACGCGATTCTGGCATGAAATAGCCATCACTAGACACATCAATAAAAATGTCATCAACGAAACCACCAGCATCTTCACCAACCGGAGCCGGGTTTTTGTATTTAAACGGATTGAAATTGGCGTTAGTCTTGTTGCCACTAGCATCCGTATCTTTGCGGTAACTAAACATACACGCCGAAAGGTTGGTAAGAATTACGGGACGCTTAAAATACAACGATGTAGTCCACGCATACTGGTTGGTAAACGTATTAAGGGAATCCTCCGGGTGAAGATACGGAACAGAGTATCCCTTCAATCGTTCCGGGTTGGAAACCGAATCCGGTTTGGTTCCAACAACAAGATTCAAATCGTTGTAGACAGGCAAAAACGGAATGCACGGGGTGTCGGCGCTTGGCGTAAAACCCATCACCATGGAATTGTGAAAAAAGCGACGACGCTTATCGCGCAAACCAAGCGAGTTGAATTTGGCTACGGTTTCTTTGAGAAACTGTTCCAACCGATTGCCATCAGCCGTAGTGCCATCAGCAAACTGTTGCGTTCCAAGCTCGCGAAGCGACGGCATCTAAACCTCTGCAACGATTGTGACGTTCACATCGGGACGGCCCGTCTTATTCACGCCGATTAGCTGCACATTTGCCGCAACGCCAGCGTTATTCACGCGATTGCCAGCATTTGGCGTGCCATCCCAATAACATCCAACAAAGACCGCTTTACTTCCGCTTTCAAGCGTGACGTAATCACCTTCATCGCCAGTTGCTTTGCGAAAGCTGCAATTGCGAAACATGACCTTTGCGTTGTTAGTAATCGACACTAGCGTTGTGGCGTTATCGTTGCCAACAGATTCAAATGCCACACCATCCACAATGCAGTCAGCACTAATGCGCCATAGACGCACGATACGTGCTCCAGAAACGCCGCGAATCTGTGAACCAGCCGAGGACACGGCGCAACCATTATGATCGCCTGCAAGCAAAAGCAGTGCGTTATTTGACGACTTGGGGAAAACAACGTTGGCACCAGCTTGAATAGTAGTGGTAGCCAAGTTGATAACAGTGCGTTCTGTTGCCGCGCGTGTATCAAGGTTGTCTTGGTCCGGTCGCTTAATGCCGCGTGTTTGAAGCTCTGGCATGGCTACCGACCAATACGGCGACGACCGCCCATGATGCGCAATACAGCAGTAGCAGATTGCACGGCGATACGTTCAGCGCGGTTCATAATGTGACCAAACATCATCCATGAAACGCTTTCACCACGAACGCCGTCCGAAATGGAAATCAAATCAACCTGCTCATCGTCAACCAAAAAGTTGCCAGACGACGGCGCGGCCAAACTACTCCACGTAGCTGTATTGGTAAACGTTCGAGGTTTCATGTTGGCACTAGAATTGAGCACACGATCGCGCAATGGAACCTTGGTTTGCTGCGTGTTTTCGTAAGGACCGAAATCAACAATCTGCGATGCCCAATCTTTCCAATCGGAAGAAAGCACCGTGTTGAACAAACCAAACGGCCAAGCAGGAACAATCGCAGAAGAACCCTTGCCGTGAGTCAAAAACCGCGTAAACAAACCGCGAGCCATAACCTGCATGGGCGAATCAAGACCAACTTGTTCCGATTTGATTACCCAATCCACAGCTTGAGCAACGTCGTCGTTTTCATGCTTGGCCCTGTTATCGCGTTCATGGTAAGCCCATGCGTACAAGAAGTTAGAAACCCCGTTATGGTATTGAAGCGCAATTGCATTTGCCCAACCCATAGATTCTACAGGCTGGTCGTTAATGCGTTGCATCGGAATCCACATCAACACCGCAGGTTGATACGGACGCACGTTCATGTATGGCTTAGTGGTGTAAACAAACGCAGAGCTTGAACCAGTCCAACGAATACGCAAGGTGTTGCCAGTTTGGTCGGCAAGACCACCTTGATATACTCGAACCTCTGCAACACCCGGAACAAGCGTTGCCGCAGTTAAGCCAAAGCATTCCGAGCTAGCACCGCGTTCTGGCGGCAACACGGCGTCAATACGTGATTGGTTGGGAAGCTGTCCCGGTGCATAGATTGGACGCCAGTGCGTATTGTCAAACTGAATGTCAAAATTAATCTGCGATACAGGAAACGAAAGGTTGCCCATAGCAGAAAAGACAATCGGAACCATCCAAGTGTTGTTCGCACCAACAATAGAACCTTGCGGCAGAACGTATCCTTGCGGAACACGCACACCTTTATCAATCCAAATGCCAGCACCAGAATCGGCACCTGCGGAAAGGTATTCATACCATCCAGCAAATTCGCGACGATCGTCTGTAATTGCAACGCTGCGATCCAAACCACCACCACGCCCCAATTGCATGATGAAATAGCTACCACTAGGTGCATCTTCGTTTACCGGCTCATCACCACCAGCCAACGTGTAATCGTTTGGCGTAGTAATTTCGACACCACCAACCGCGTAAATATCGCCCTGAATCGACAACAAGTTGTCAATCATCATGTTGCTGGTCACACCAACGGTAAACGTATCGTCGCCATACGCATTGACCATCGTTTCAAAATTCCAAACATACCAACCAGTAGAGTCTTGCCGAACAAGGGCAATCTTTAGCGCGGGAACGCTAACAATCACCATTTTCCACAGGTCATTGTATGTGACGGAAACATTGTCAATTTCCGTCCAATCGTATTCCATGATGGGACGCGATTGAGCAGACGGGACAAAATCTGCCGCAGCCGTTGTAAAGAAGTTTTGCAACGGGTTAGCAAGCTGTTCATCAAACAATGGCTGAATATCGTTGCTAATAGTGTTCAGGTCGTATTGACCCGTAGACGTGTGAAGACCAACGCGCGAAGCCCAAAACAAACCATCGGTCGTGGCGCAATGGGCTTGCGGTCCAATACAACCAACCACTTCAGAAATACGACGAAACGAAGCACCGGGTCCACAAGGATTACCATCAGCACTTTGCGTATCTGGACGAAACACGCATGTTTCTGAATCGGTAAAAACGTACAAGTTGTCAAACACTTCCGCAATTGCGGTAATGTTGTTTTGGATTTGCAGCGGCTGCACAGCCAAACCTTGAATACTGTGCGGGTTTCCTTGGTCACTAAAATAAAGCGTGCGACCAGCAGCGTAAACAATACGATTGTTCCATGCGCAAACATCTACTGGAGTCGGCGCAGAACCAATCTGAAGGTAAGCCAAACCGGTAGCAAACTGTCCGTCTTTTGGCGTCACAGGAAAAACACGCGGGGATTCGCTGTACCCTACGGCACCGTTGCGCGTTCGCAGTCCATCAAACTGCGCACTGCGCGTTCCAAAAAACATTGACGGGACATAACACCAAAGACCAGCCTTTGGCGTGCCAAACAACATCGTGTCTTGAAACTCGCAAAAATATGCACGGCCTTCCTCAGCGCGAACAACCGATACAAAGTCGTATTCGGGTTCAAGCGTAGTTTCGTATGCGCCGTGCATACCAGACATAGAAATAGCACTGTCGTTTGATTCGGATGTGTGCCGAATAAGGATTTCTTCGTATCGGTCTTGAGTCGTCACATCAAACACGGACAACGTGTATTGCGTGCTCCATTGACCACGATCATAAGTATCAGAGCCGCGCGTGTTGCCCGTAAACGCAGTGCCCATAAGCAGCGTAAGAATTTGCGTGTGGCCAAAATCGGTAAGAAAAACTTGGCTACCCAAAATCTTAGTAAAGCCATATGGATTTACGCCGTCATTGTAGCCAAGCGTGCTGTCGTATTGAGCTACCTGACCAAAGCCAGCCCGCACTTCCCATGCGTTCTTGCGCTTCCAAACGTTTTGGTAGAACGAACCCTTGGTGACCTGATCGGCTTTAATGCCATCACCAATCAGTTCTACTTCTTTTTGCTCAACGTCACGATAAGCATCGCTCTTGGCCATAGTCGCCCCCTTTAGTACGTGAGCGACACAAGGCCAGACGCATCACGGTTGCGGCCACGCTCCAGATACTCGCCAAGACGGCTTTCTTCTTGCGTCAACAAATCCATCAACTGCACGTTGAAACGCTGGTCGCGACCGAAATAATCGCGCAAAGCATACAAAGCAATCAACCGGTGAAAGTTGCGAAGGTCGTCTACAACTTCATTGTCGCCAGCGGTTTGCTTGGTCCAATTAATACCCGTAGCGTTGTCCGGTTTTGACGGGTAATAGTTGTAAAATACACGTAGATTGTCGGTAAAGTTGCGTCCAAAGTTTAGCGTAGTGCCTTGAAACAGGTAATACGGAGCAATGGGCAAGCCAATACCAATCAACGCGTAGGGACCAACAATGCTGGTCAACTCATCCATAGAACGTGCAGGTTTGTACGGCCATTTTTGCAAACCGCTAGATGGGTCAACGCTATACACAGCAATAATGTTTTGCAGAGGAGCCTGCGTCACGGTTGGTCCAAGAATCTTGGGTCCGTTCAAACCAGACGAAAGGTCAATGCTGGATTGATTGGTAAACGTGTAATCCGCTTGCTTGAAAAAGATAAGCGGGTCGCGACCATCAATAAAGCTACGGTACTCGTCGTACCCGTTGCGCAGATACAAAGCGGCGCCTTGACCGCTAAGGTCCGACTTCAAGAACGTACGGTCGGCCTCGTTGCAATAGGCGTAGAACAAGTCTGCGATTTGGTCTACGTACATGGCAACTCCTAACCGCCGCCCATACCGGTCGGGTTCATCGGCGCAGGCGAACCTTCAGCGCTTTTGGCTTGCTCGCTCATCATCTGGTTAACGTTATCTGGCTTGGGGCCAATTTGCGGATTGGGATTACCCGGAGGCATTGGTGGTCCAGACGGACGTGGGTATACCTTCTTGTCAGCAAGCTGCATCACTTCTTCAGCCGTAGCTTCGGGTGGGGCAACAATCGACATATACAGGTTCCGGATGTTGTCCATTTTACGCTTGGTTTCGTTGATGGCTTCCGGATTGCCAGAGCGCACCGCATCTTCATACGGCTGGTAATACATGGGCGATTCCATGTATTGCTTAAACGTGTTGCCAATAGCTTCGGTGTTGTCCGTCGAAAACACTTCCACCGGAAGGCCCTGCTTTGCGGCTTCCAAAATATCCCGCGCGTGTGCGTAATCGGCCATAGTCCGCATACGGTCTTGGTCAAAATTGCGCAGGTTCGAGCGTTTCAAGGCTTCCTTCGGGTCCATAGCGCCAAGCTGCACCAAGGACCAAAGCTTTTTCTCGCGCGAATCAATCGTGGATTGGAAAGAGCTATTGGCTTCGATGCAGACTTGAGGCTCATCAGACAACCGCGTTGCATTAAGCTCACGCCAAATAATTTGTCCACGGCCATCAAACATGCGAACCATTTTGGATTCGTTGCTGTAGTTCTTGGTAAGAACCAGCATTGTTTCAGCCGTGTGCTTTACAAGCTGTTCAATGGATTGCTGAGTAGTAGCCAACCCAGCCGAATCCTGTTCGGTAATCTGCTGAATAGCCACGCCGCTGTTTACACCCGGCTGCCGTTTGCCAAGGCTGTTGGCGTGAATGTTGGCCACATCCATCATCATAGATTGAATTTGGCGCAACTCCTCAAACATATGCGGAGGAACCGGAACGCCGGGTTCGCGGCGCGGTTCACCACCAGCCGGATTAAACCGAACCTTACGACCCGGAGCGTTGTCCAAATCGCCGTCCGGAACACCGGCACCAATCGGAACCTTCCAAATCGGATTCGACATGGTTTCAATCATGTCGATAATCATGTTGAACACGCGGTTAAACGACCGCTGCAAATCAACAATCGGAACAATCATGCCTTGGCCAAACAGCTTACCGGGCGTGCGCTGATACACAGCAACCTGCACCGGGTTTGGACCTTTGGGCATACGGGTTTCAAATAGCCAACGATCGCCAGCAAACACGCCGTAGCGACCATCGTTAAAATGCACGTCCCAAAGCTCTACGCGGTCCTTGGGGACGCGATGCAAATAGCTTTGAGTCGGCGGTCGGTCCCGCGCATTGGTCACGGGATCAACGGCTTGAAGCGTTTCAATGTATTCCTCAAAGTCGGGATACATGCGTGCCAAGTCGCGGCGAGTAATCAAGCTGCGAACGGCGCGAAACGTAGATTCCGACAAGTCGGCACATCCGGGTTCAAACCGCAGGTCATACGGAGAAACCGCACGCGAACAAACCTTATCCTTGTCCGGGTCGTAATAGGTGTAGACGCCAGCCGTTCCGCAGGACACCAACCAAAGCATCATGGTGCGAAGCACGGTCATGAAGTCTTCGGCTTCCCACCAGTACCGAAACATTTCCTCATCAGCCAAAGCCATGGCCAAATGGTCGTAGCTATCGCTCATAGGAGCCATGGCCACAGCCGGGTAGTTCATAGTAAGGTTAGAAAGTTGTGTACGAAAAATGGGAAGGATGTGGTTAACAACCACACGATTGCGCCCCGGCTGCTGACGGCCAAAAACAAATTCAGCAAGACTGCTGTTGTACCGCAGGTACTGGTCGCCTTGCAAAAAACGGATAGCAATATCCCATTCCCACATGTCACGACGCATTTCCTGCGTAGCGTCCCAAATCATCTGGCGCATTTCACCGCCAGTAGGAAGCTGGCTAGCTTCCATGGCAGGAGCATCACGGTCGTGTGCTTCTTCGCCAACTTCTTCAATGCCGTGGAGCTTGGTGTCCTTGGCCATAAGCGTGATGATTTCAGCCACCGACGCCTCCCAGCGTATTCGTCAACCAAGTGGCAATTGGCTTTTCCTTCATAAGTCCAGCGACCCCTGAAGTTGCTTGCGCAGCGTTCTTATCCGAAGCGCCACCAACCATGTTGCCAAGAGCGCCACCAATCGAAGCGCCCATAAAAGGATTACCAGCAAGAGCGCCGCCAATTGCGCCAATTACAGAACCAAGTGGACCAGCATACTTGCCAAAACCACTATTGGTTTTAGCCGTAGCCGAAAACGACGGGTCCATGTGTTGGTCGCCAATCAACGACCGGGCAACATTTCGCGTACCGTAGGGGTCCATGTTTCGGCTATCAAACATAAATCCCCCTAGTTGGTCACGCTCGCATGAAGCTCCGCTCGTTCACGTTGCTCTTTTGCAGCTTCTTGGAAACGCCATAGGTCGTCCAAGTCCATCTTGTCTGTATCCAACTCAGCCGTTTGCCGCGATACAATACCATTTACAATAGTCTGTACCTCTTGCGGTTCAACGTTAGCAAAGTCAGCACGCTCAGAAGGGGCAACCGTCAAGGGCTGGTTCCATGCTTCATACAAGGCCAGCATTTGTACGTAGGCGGTTTCAGCGTGTTCGGCACAAAGAGAGATAGCACGCAAAACAAACACAGGGGCTTGTGCTGCGCGTTTCCAATCATTAGCCGTCCACGTTTTCACTTTGCAGCCTGCAAACGAGCCTGAAGCTCAGAAACAGTTCCATTAGCTTTCAAGCCCTTAGCCTTAAGCGCAGTAATCAACTGCGTCCGATTCATGGGTGAGGCATCCGTGGCCGGTTCGCTTTCAACGGTTTTGGAATCCACCATGGTTTCAGCTTCCGGCGTTCCATCGTCCATTTCAACGCCAACCAAAACGCCATCCTTCACATGCAAAGCAACATACCGATCGTCGTACTGCGGAAGGTATCGTTGCGCAAACATGTTTTCAGGCGTTTCAATACCAAATATTGAAGCCTTGGCATGGCGTCCGTTTGACAAAGGACAAGGAAGATTGCAGGGCTGAATAGTCTTCATGTGTGTCTCCCGCCAGAGAGGTCCTGCCACTAACGCAGGCAGGGGCCATCGCCGCACTGGCGGTTGCGGTTATTGCGCCAGTCGAGCCGCCGGGGGCGGCAAAGATACAGGGATATCCCCACCGCCCCCGACCGCAAGATTTTACTACAGGGTCATGCCGCACAGGGCGGCGTTCTTATTCCAACCGGTGCAGTAGAGGTTGTAATACTCAACCCAATAGGCGGCGTAGTTCAGCGTGGGACGGCCCGTCACCGGGTCAATCACGCTGGTGAACATCTGGCCGCTGTCCATGGTGAAGTCGAACCAACCAGCCTCACCCACTTCGCGCACATGCCAAGTGTCCGGCTCAAGGTGAAACCAAATGCCGATCGGGCAGTGCTGCGAGCAAAGCAC